ACTAAAGCCTGTCCTGCTGACCCTAGAGCCGCAGGTGTATCTGTTAAATCATTTATTGAAATGTTAGCTAGTTGGAATGTTCCGTAAGCCACTACCATTAAAATATCATTTACCGAAGCACCACTAGCAAGTACCACGCTTGTACCTGAAGTTGCTGTATAATCTGCGTTTGCTAACTTCACACCGTTCAAATAAACGTCAATGAACCCTGCGTCATAAGCCATTGTAACACCGTTTGAGTCAGCACCAGTAAATGTTGTCTGATTAGCTGTTGCTGTGTACTCGAACCTGTTTGCAGTGCCATTGACTGTGCTACCTGCCGCAGCCCATCCAGAACTTTTGTAAACTTTAAGTTCATTTGCCGTTGTATCGAAATAGAGGTCTCCGACATCATTTGATGTACTCGGTGCTGAACTTGCAATTCTGTATCTTTCTGCAAAAGAGTTTACTCCAGATAAATTTGCAGCTACGCTATTAACGTTAGTTATAGAACCACCAACATTGTTTACGTTAGTAATTGCGCCTGCTACTGTCGTTACATTAGCATTGTTGTTAGCAACTGAAGTCACATCCGAAGATATTCCTGCAACTGTCGTAACGTTAGCTGAAATTCCTGATACTGTAGAAACATCTGAACTAACTCCTGCAACTGTCGTTACGTTAGAAGATATTCCTGCTACAGTATTAATATTAGTGTTGTTACCTGCAACTGTGTTAATGTTGCTTGAATTAGAGTTAACAGCATTAATATTTGTTGAATTAGAATTAACATTTGAAACTGCTGTAGATATTCCTGCTACTGAAGTTACATCGCTAGAAATTCCTGCCACTGTAGTGACGTTTGCTGAAATTCCTGCAACTGTATTTACGTTAGCAATATTTGTTCCTACTGTATCAACGTTAGCAATACTGTTTGATACTGTGTCGATTTCTGAAGTTGTTTCATTTAAATCATTTGCTGCCGTTTCAATTTCAGATATTGCTTCATTTAAATCATTAGCAACAGTAACTACGTCTGCAATATTTGTTGCAACTGTGTTTACATTTGCGATGTTAGAAGCAACCGTTGTAACATTAGCGTTGTTGCCTGCTACAGTTGTAACATTAGCACTAATGCCTGCCACTGTAGTAACATCACTTGAAATACCTGCTACTGTAGTAATGTTTGGTAAATTTGTTGAAATAAATTGTTTGTTAACAGCGTCATTATTATTTACTGGGTCTGCAACATTTGTAAGTCTTTTACTTTGTACATCCCATTGAAAGTTTGCTGCGTCTAGTTTGATTACATCGCCTGCGTCATCAATAGCTTCTTGTGACATAAAGAAAGCTTGGTTTGAGTCTGTATCTAAATCGTTTTCAGTTAAGACCGAACCTGCCGCATAATCAACTAATCTTGATGTTTGACTTGTCTTACGTCTAATTTCAATTGCACTTAAATTAGCCGGTGGTGAAGAGAATGTAATTTGAGTCCCTGCTGAGTTCCATGTAAAAGCAGTTGTAGCTACACCATTAATTGTTACAGTTACGTCAGCCTGGTCACGATATGAGAAACTTACTGCATATTGTGTGGTTGAACCATTACCTGTATATCTTACAAATGAATTAGCCATTTACACTCCTATTCTTCTTCTAATATGGGTACTTATTGTTATGGTTTTTCAGGAAGGTACATACTTCCTAACTTTCTGATTACGTTTTGAATACCTAAAGCATTCTGTAATATAAACATTTGAGTTATGTCGTTGTATTGTGACTGTGAGAAATCATAATCTTTATCCCACATTGCCTTTGCTGTTCTAGCAATACCTCCAGTTGGTGAAAATCCTTTTGTCCAAAGTAAATCATAAGTTGGATTTCCAGTTATAATGTTAGAGTCTAGTCCAGTTGAACGATAGTGAAACAAAGGATTAACTCCAAATATTCCTAATCCAGTATCGATTGTAGCCGGTATTAGTGAAGCAAAAGCTGAACGTTGAAATCCTGCTTTAGCAATATTTTTAATTATCTCTTCGTCTGTTTTACCTAAACGTTTTTCTAAAAATTTCTTTCTTTCTCTTCCAGTCATTAGAGCTGCTTGAGCTTGTATCTGTGCAACATACGCCATTCCTGCAAACATAGTTGACATCATAAAACCTTTGTAAGCTTGTACATCATTCATTTTTAATCCATGTAACAAATGCTTACCGTAAGCTGTCATCATAAATCCTCTAAACTGAAATAATATTTTTCCAGTTGTAGTATCAGTTAAACCACCAAGAAACATTTGTTCACCAATATCGTTTTCTTGAATAGTTCTTCTGCCCCATCTATTTATTGCATGAGCATATGTAGACGCAGCTTCCTGGTCCACCCAGTTATCAATATTAATTCTTTTAATTTTTCTTTTTGTTAATGCGCCTTTTTCTGTGACAGCGTGTTTTTTAATTTGGTCTATAATTCTTTTATACATAGCGTCAGAAATACCTAAATCTCTAGCACGTTTTTTAGACATAGCTGCACTACCACCAAAAGCTTCATCAACCCATTTTTGCACCATACCTTTTAATGCAATTCTTTTCATTGCTGTGTTAACTAAAGCCATCCCAGATATATCTGCTGTAACTCTGTTTAAATGGTCAAGTCCTCTTTCTAATTTAATAACTTTTGATGAGGATAGTCTTGCACCAAATTCGTCAGATTGATTAGCTACTTGATTAATAAGTCTTTCACTTCCAAAACCACCAAAGATTTCTTCAGCTTCTCTCATAAACTCATCATCAATTTCACCATTTTTTAATCGCTTAACAAGTTTTCTCATTTCTGGTAAATGTTTTATTGTTTGACGTAAACCCACGTTTGCAATCAATACACCTATCTCAGCTAACTGAGCAAAACCTACTTGGTTCATAATTCTAGCAAAATTATACTTTCTCATTATTCTTCCAAATGTAGAATATGTAGTAGATATGTCTTCTAACGGTTTACCAACTAAATGGTCATAACCACTTTGCAAAGCTTTCATTTCATTTATTCTTACTTTGTCTTCTTTAGCCACACCTAAATTTTCATATTCTTTTTCTATCTGTCTCATCATAGCTGTCCAATCTGAACCAGATTTAAAACCTCGTTCAGCTAATGCTATTTGTCCAGTAAGATTATTTGCATAATTTAAGAATAATATTTCTGAGTCATTTTCTAAAAAATCTGATATTGACATTTCACCATCAGAATATGTTTCATCAAGTTTAACTCTTCTACTTTTAAATACATTTGATGTGCCACCTTTACTAGGAAACACAGCGTTAGTAATTTCTAATATTTCATCTGAACTTAAATCAGTTTGTTCACGTAGCATTCTAGTTAAGTCTTCTGCTTTTGCATTTAGTATGCCACCAATATTCATTTGGTATTCACTCTTTTGTCTTTGAATAACTCTCATTAAATATTTAGCTAATCTTAAATTTGCTTTTTCATTAAGACCACCACGCATTGCACTAGCTAAAAATCTTTCTACTTTTTTTGAACCAAACTTATCAATTAGTTTAGAAAGTTTAGCGTTAGAATAAATTCTAGTTAAATAATTAAAGTTTTCTTCTACTTTGTCTGCACCTCTAACACCTGCGTCTTTTGCTTTTTGTAGCAACTCAGAATATCTTTCTCTTTGTGCATTAGCCATTTTGTTTACTGAAGGACTCTCTATAGCTTCCCCTCTTATGGCTCTAGCTACTAATTCGTTAAACTCTTCTCTTTTAGTAATGCCATGTAAATGTATTCTTTTGTAACCATTTTCTTTTAACCAAGCGTCATAACTAGATACCCAGTTCTTATAATATAATGTACGTTGTCTATTAAGTTCGTATTGTTTAACTTGTGACATTGTTCTAGACCTAACCCAGTTTTTGCCAGTCTTACCAATAGACTCATATAATATGTTAGATATACCTCTTACTAATTTATTTTTAGACATATCTGTTACACCTGCTCGGTCAAATCTAAACCATTTCCAAAAACCATTACCCATAAATACGTCACCATTTTCAGCAACGTCTTTTAATTGTCTTGCCATGTAGTTGGTATACAACTCAGCCATAGCGTCATTTTCGTCTTTGCCAGTGTATTCTAGGTTTTCTTCTTTTATTTTACATTCTGCCATTTAATATCCTTAATCACATTTATAAATTTTACCGTCTTTAGTTACGATGTATTCATCTTCACCATCAGGCATTCTGATTTCTGTGTTACCGTCTGTTCTTATTGTTGTTCTGTCAGCTAAGTCTTTATTATATTCGTCAGCTACTTTGTCGTAATCGTCTTGTTCTGTTTTGTTAGCCACATCATATTTTTTGTTACCTTTTGTAGTTGGCTTTAATTCTGCTTCATCAAGTATTTCTTTTTCTTTTACTTTTGTGTAATCATCTACAGCTTTGTTTAATGCAACTTCATTTTCATCAATGTTTCTACTTTTAATTCCTCTTATAGTTCCACCTAAAACAAATCCTGCCGCACTTGCAATTAATAATTCTTTTGTGCCTAGTGTAGGATTTTGTGATACCAACGCACCTTCAATAGCTAAGTTAGTTGTACCTGCCGCTAAACCACCTCGTATAATTCTTTGTATACGATTAGCTTTGTTCATTACAATTGCCGGTGCCATTAAACCATCTGTAGCAATCGCCGCCGCTATGGCTGTTGGGTCCAGGACTGCTGCGAGAAATCTTGCTGTCAATCCAGTAGCAATACCCTTAGACATAATTATTTTTTCTTTTTCTTGTACGTCTAAAATTTTTTCTTTTATTTGTTTTAATTCTGCAAAAGATTTAGCTTCATCAAAAGCATCCCAATAATCTGGGTTTACATCTTTTTTTAATTCATCTTGTTGTTCTTTACTTAATACAAAATCATTAATACCAAACTCATAGTTAGGGTCTAAGTCTTCTCTACCAGATGATTTTAATATCCATGATGTTATCCACTCTTGGTCAATTGCTGCTTTACCAATATCTAAGTATGAAGTTTCTTTTGCAAACTTTTCTTTAGCTTCTGCATTTACTTTATCAATTTGAAACTGTTCCTTTTCACTTATAGTAGGAACGTCTAACATTGGGTCTAAGAATGATGGATTTTTATGTCCTTCTAAAAAATCTGTATTTTCTAATTCTTCATTTTGTTTTTGTAAACCTTCAATAATTTTATCTTTGTTAGCATATACAAATTCATCTTTACCTTTTTCAAATGCAGCTTCGTTTATTTGTTTTTCTTCTACTTTTTCAGCGTAATCTTCTTGTATTTTTTCTAATTCTGTTTGACCAGTAGCTTTGTAATCTTCATTGATTTGTCTTAAATCGTCTAATAAGTTTGTAAAGAAATTACCATCGGTATCTTCTACAACTTTTTGTGCTGTATCAACAACGTCTTTTGCTTCTTGACTTTCTAATACATTATTTATCGCACTTTGCGCTTCATCACTTAGGATTCCTGTTGATGTTCCTGCGTCAATGCTTTTTTTTAGCGCATCAGATTTCCATAACAATGCAGCTTCATCAAGTCGTCTGCTTGTATATCTGTCACCAAACTTTAATAAATTTTTATATGCACCTACCCAGTCACCACTTGTAGTTTGTTTCCAAAAGTTAGGTGTTCTACTTTCTAAATCCCCATATTGAAAAGCTACAGAAGCTAATACAGTTGCTTGTTCAGTTCCTAAATCATCAAATGATGTACCAGTAGCATTTTCCCATTTAGTTTTAAGATTTGTAATTGCTTCGCTTTTAGCAAATTCGTTTATTATTTTTGCTTGGTCTTCACTAACTTCTAAATTAGGTGCAATTTCAGAAGCTTCTGCGCCTTGAAAACCTAAAAAAGGTGAAAGTAAATCAATAATATCTTGTGGTAATCCTTTTAAATCAGATAATTTTCTAGCACCTAAATCAAAACCACTAGCAATTGTCACACCAGATTTAGAATTTTCTGCGTCTGGTACGTAGCCTTTTGTTTCAAAGCCTTCTTGTTTTAATATAAAATCAAAATCTATGTTGCTCATTTTAGTCCTTTACTATTTTTAGTCCGTCTTTCATTTCGTTATAAGCTTTGAGGTCATCTACATTATTAAACGTAGGTACATCATCACCAGTATAAAGTTTTAATAACTTTTCGTTTCTTTCTTTAAGAATTTTATTCCACTCAGACTCATCTAAGAATTTCTTATTAAATTCAGAATTGTTATTAAATATTTCTGTATAACTAAATGCGTATGCTTTACCGTCTATACTTACCGGTGCCATTGTGTTTCTGTCCATAACTACAAACATATTTCCAAACCAAGGTGCTAATACTAAATCTTCTGGTTCATAGAAACTGTTTGATTTGTTTGCTACTTCAGTTGCAAGAAATACAGATTTTTTAGTTAACTCAGCGTGGAACGTTGCGTCACCATCAAGTCCAGGCATTTTTCTTTTGTTCCATAAAATACCATCTACAGCAATGTATGATTTTTTAATCATGTCGATTGCTTTGTCTCTTGCTAATGTTTCATTAGTTCCAGTAGCTACTAATATTTTTGAAATTCTTATGGCTTCTTGTACTTGTGCTGTAGTATCAGCGTCATCTTTAAACCAAAATTTAAATGCTTCTTCTATAGAACTTTGTATTTCATCATCTATGTTTTCAAATCGTTTTTCTATGCCTGGCATATTTTGTACTTTCCACATAGTTGCCACAGCGTCTTGTAATTCCATACCATTCTTTTCTAATGACAAAACACCTTCGTAGAAAATTTCTTCTTTACCAGTTAAATAGTCAGCTACAGGATTGTTGTCTTGTCCTAGTCTTTTTAAAATTTTAAATCTTTCGTAACCTTTTATAAATTGTGGAACTTGGTCTACTTGAAACACGTTAGTAGAATTAATAATTCCTAAACCTAATTCTAATTCTTCTTTCCATGGATAAAATACAATTGCATTTTTAGACATAATAGAAGCTATGTACGCATTTACTTTATCTTCTTTTGGAAACTTCTGTCCTCTGTTAGCAGGATTGCTTTCCCATATCTTTGCTTCTTCATCTACTAGAGTAACAATTTTTTCATAAATACTAGCTTGTGCTACTTTCTTATCTGCTAAAGAAATCTTTTCACCATTCCAAACTTCTTTATGTCCTTCACCATCAAAAAACATTTTTTCTATATTTAATTTTTTAGTACCAGAATTAACTGCGCTAGTAATAGCTGTTATAATTTTAGTTGCTTGTTCTTGGTGGTCTGGTGTTTCTAAGAAAGAAGGTATTTTACCGTCTTTTCCTCTTTTACCTTTTAGATAATCTATAATTTGTTTAAATTCTGATGGGTCACCTACAATACCGTTAGCGATTAGTGTTGCTCTTTGTTCTAAATAATTAAGTACATTTTTGTCATAATCATTTTTATTTACAAACTTTTCGTTAACTACTTTATCAAATCTTAAATCTTTTAAACCGTCACCTTTGTTTTGTTCCCATGCTTTACCTATCATTAAGAACGCAGCATCGTTTGTTTTTTTGTTCATTAACAAACCTTTTGCTACAGCTACTTTTTCATCTAACTTTAATCTCATTTGGTTCATAGAGTCAGTGTATGCTCTAGTATAAGATTTAGTTTGTGTGTCTAATACTCTAAGTGGATTGCCGTCATCAGTTTGAAATAAGCTATCTACGTTTAGATTAGCCATGGCTTCACCAGTTTCATCACCTGCAGTTATGTTTGCTACTTTTGTTTCAATGCTATTAAAATCTTCAATAGCGTGTGCTAAACCAAAATTAGAATCTATTACTGCTTTGGCATAATGTCCTTTTAAATTAGCTACTCTAGGGTCATTGTTATCAATTAACTTTTTGATTTCATCTGGGTCAGTAATACCTTGTGCTTTTAAATTATCAAAAACATCTTGTGCTTCGTTTTGTTGTTCAGTTTTATAATTTTCAGTAAATACAGAAAATGATTTATTAAAATTCTTTAGCGCATTAGAAATCTGATTTAACTCAGAGTCTTTAGCTTCTCTGGGTCTACCTGTAGAAGTTGCTTGAAACCTTACTGGTACGTATTGTGATTTATATGCCATCTATTTTCCTTATTGATTTATTATTGCTGAATCATCCCCTGCATAATCTGTTCCTGCACTTGCAATGTTAATTGCTAATGCCATGTCACTAGGTTGTACTGGAACTGGAAGATTGTTAATTGTATTTGCGTAAGAAGCATAAGCTTCGTTTTCTTGTCTGTTAAATGACAACATATCTTTAGTAAACGCCATGTTAACATCCATGAAATCTTTATCTGTGTCTGTGCCTACATCTTTATATATTGCTGTAGCGTTACCAACATTAAGTGCTAACTGTTCAGACATTTGTGCAATCTTTTCTCTTTTAATTGCAAATTTCTCTGCCGCCTTTTCTTTAGCTGCGTTTATTTTACTTTGGTCTATTTGTCCGTAGTCATCGAACAAAGCTGCACTCGCGGCGTTTTTAGCATGAAAGTTTGAAACAGAAGTTCTATAGGCTTGTTCTTTTTTAGCGTTATGGTCTGCAACTGCACTTACAACTTTTAACGCAAAGCCTGCTTCTGCTGTACACATTATTTTAACTCCTTCATTACTAATATAAAATTTAATTTTTCATGTCCGTAGGGTAGCTTTTTCTTAGGTTCAAATCCTAAAAACTGTAACCATTTTAAAGTTTCCCAATTACGTTCATCTACGAAATTATAAAGATACTTATAACCTTTACCCATTTCGTTTACCCAGTAAGGACATTCTTTTAAGAATTGTCTTACATGATTTCTTAGTTGGTCACTTGATAACATCCATGCTACTCCATAATCTTTTTTAAAATCACATGGGGTTGTTCCAAACATACCAATAACACCTTCTTCTTCTGTCCCTAAAATTGTGTAGTTTCTTGCGCCTTCATAAGTGAAGGGAAGAACTAATGCTTGAAGAGGACTTGCGTTATCAGACGCTCTTATTTCACGTCTATCTGCTAAACGCATTTTAGGTGCTAAGTCTAAACAGTCTTTTAAAACTGCTTTCCTTACACATTTTTGCATATTACATCCTTCTATTTCTTCTATGATAAAATCCTTCTATTTCTGCCGATATAAAGTGACAAGGTAAGTGTGAACTAGATACTAACTTACAAACAAAATCTGTATTTTTACATTGTATTGGAATATTAAATGTTCCACTAGCAATGTTAGGTTGTCCAATAACAGAGTTTGCTGAGTTAATTACATTACCAGACATTTCATAAGTCGATAAACTTCTGCCATCTGGTAAAACTGTTGCTGTAAAGAAACCACTATCTTGAAAATCTACTCTCATAGTTCTAACTTGAAAACGACCAGAAGTAATAGCTACTTGTCCAGTTGCGCCTTGTTCTCTTACATATGGTTTAGAAAATTCATATAACGACTCAAACGTGCTTCCAAAAATACATGACGTATGATTACCTTGTACTACTACTGTCGTACCAGTTTGACTATCAATTGTTAAATCTGAACCATTAGTTGCGTCAATAGCTACTAAAGTTTGATTGTGTTCATACGGAATTGTAAATGTAGTTTTGTCAGTGTTGCTGTCGTATGTTCCAGTTAGTGTTGTAGTTTGCATATCAACATTAACAGGAAATGCTAAATTACCAAAATTAGGATTTCTTAAATCTATTTTTAATAATTTTAAATTTGTTTTTTCATTTGCAACAACATACAAATAACTGTCATATGCTTCTGCTGAAACAATTTGCGTATTATTAAATGTAAATGTGGACCAGGCAGATTGTACTTTTTTATCTGCATCCCAAAAATATTTATAAACAAACATTTTACTAGCATTAGTACCTGTAACATTGGCACTTGCTGTGTAAGGTGCTGTGTTTGTTGTGTCTAATGTATCGTGACATAATACAACCATTGTGTCTTCAATGTTGTTAGATACAATTTTATATGCGTTGCTAGGTATTAAAGTATTAACACCAATTGTAATATCTAAACCGTCATTTGTTAACGTATCATCGTCAGCAAAATATTCTGTAATTGCAGTTTTGTCATTTCTCTTTTGTGCAAAGTAAACAAATTTACCTGCCGCTTTAGGTTCTACTTTAGTGTCGTGTGCAAACGTACTTGTTTTAGAAAGTACGGCTGTTGTTGGTGTAATACTATCACCAGATGACTCTAATATATATTGTGACTCTGCTGAAAATAATAAAAGTTGTTCATTAAAATCTATAGAGTTATAAAGTTTGTTTACAGTAGTACCACTAGCTGCAATGTCAATTGGGTCTGTATCTAAAACATCTGTACCAGTTGTAGCATAGAAATTATAATACTCACCGTTTTCTGACATAATTAAATTTTGTCCAGAAATAATTCCAAATCTATTTTGAAAGAAAGTTAAATTGTTTACTGTTTGTCCTACAAAACTTGGTGCAGGGTTTGTTGTTTCATCACCTGCAACTCTGTCAGTGTATGTTTGTTGTGCAAACGTAAATGTACCATTGTTATTATTAACTAACGCATGGGGCATTGTACTATTGTCTAAACCAAGTTTGACTCCTGGTCCTACAGTTTCTTTCCACACACCGTTAGCTACAAAGTTTACATAATAATCTGAAAGTGTATCACCTTCTTCACCAGTAATTTGAATAATCATTCCTGGTTTTGCGTAATAAGGTAAATCTGTAAAATCTTGTATAGAGTCTTTTACTGCATACATAGCTTGGTTACCAAAACCGTCTGTAGTTTCAATTCCAAATGTGCCACTAGAACACGATAAATAAATAGTGTTACCATATTGTGTACTAGAAAACGTGCCTGTAATTCCAGAATAGTTTGCTAATCCTTGAGATGAACTTAATACTGCACCAGTGTCGGCTCTTACAGTTTGAAATCCAATACCGTCTGCACTACTTGACCAATGTGATGACGCTGTTCCATATAATAATATATGTGCAATCTTTTCAGTATCTCTAAATTTACCGTCAGTTGAAGCGTCATTACCTGTAGGCATTTGAAATTTAACTTCTATTGGATATGACCACGTAGAATGATTTAATGTTACACTATACTGTCTACCGTATTGTGAACTTTTAACATACACCAATGCTTCTTGTACTTTTGCTGCTGTTGTACTTGTGTTTTCTGCAATAGTTTTTTGTTTGTTAGAAACAAAAGAATAATCTGCAATGTTTGTAAATTTAAAATCTTCTAAAGGGTTTGTTGATTGTAGATAAGTTGTACCGTTTGGAAAACTAACAGTTTTTTCTACACCATCTAAATCAAATACTTTAACCCCTTGGTTATAAAACAAAGCAACGTATTGATTATCAGCGTCTCTGTTAATCCAATGTACAGCACAATTGTTAGGAATTGCTTGGTTGGATATTAAGTTAGCGACAAAGTGTGTGCCTGCTCTCTTTGATAAACCGTCAATAATATTTGATTGAAAGTTAACTTGGTTCTCAGCTTGAGATACATTTCTTTGTACTGGGTTTTGTTGGCTCACTCCATTTATCAAGTTAGGTATTGACTGAGATATTACTGCCATTGTCTAACTCCTTGATGAACGTTTGTTGCCACGTCTTACTATATAATTCATATTGTATTCATCTTTCAGTATGTTTGCGTCCATTGCTCTTGAGTCTGCTTGTTCAAAAGCTACATGAGCTTCGTTTTCGTCTAATCCTGCAAGTTTAACTAATTCATTTGCACCAATGTAACGAGCTGCAAATCTTCTAGCTGCTTTAACTACGATATAACGTCTTGCATATTCTGGAAGATGTTCAAACTGTTGAACTAAAACTTTGTCAATCATAGGGTCTGAACTAAAAACATCTGTATGATTTTTTAGGTCATATAAAAACCCATTACGAATTGTGTATTGATATAAATATTGATAAGGCTGTGAAGCTTCTGCTTGTACACAGTTTGCGTCTAAAGGTACTTTATTATTAGAGTCCCTATTTTGTGTTACTTCAAATTCTCTGTTAAAAAACCATCCTTGTGACTGAACACTCATAGACGTTTCATCTAAAATATTTTTAGCTACAGCAACGTCTGTTCCGATATTTCCAGTGATGGCACTGACTGGGGCTTCACCGATAAAACTAAGCATAGTGTTTATCGCCTGTAATTCTGTTGTCGGTGTTATCTGTGTTGTCATTGATTTTCCTTTGTGTGATTAAAGTGGGGGATTAAGTCTCCCTCTTCCCCCACTCCTTATAAGTATAAAGATACTTAAAGATTAAGCGTCTTTAATTCCTACTGCTGCTTCCGGTCTAAGCACACCATGTCCCATAGCGTATTTAGCAACCATTAGCGTACCTTGTCTTCTGATGTCGTATTCCATCTCAGTTGACAAGTCCATTAACTTAACAGTTCCGATTGCACTAGGGTGAGATACCAAAGCTTCATAGTTTGATAAGTCAACAGCTTGAGGGTTTGAACCACCCTGAGTTGCTGAACCTTGGTCTACACCAGAGTTAACATTCGATGCTACAAAATGAGGTACAGGTATTAAAGTAATTCCTGCAATCTTTTGTACTGTTCCCTCTGCAATTGAACCTCTACCACTAAAGTCAACGTTGATAGCATTAGTTGCGTTAGCTAATTTGTAGTACATTTCTGGTTTTAGAAATGCTACTCTTCCTTCAGCCGGAACATAGTTCTCGTCTAAAGTTTTAGCTGCGTCAAATAATGAATCAATCATTCCATTAGCAGAAGTTGCCGCAGTTGCACTTGCAATGTTTGTGTTAGTTAACACAGTACCACCAGGGTATGATGTGTCAGCTACGTTTGCACTTGCTTGTGCAGCTTGTCCGATTGTTTGTAAGATATGTTTATCTTTTTGAAAAGCTAATGCTCTACCAATTTCAGTTGAGTATGCAGCTCTAACTGAGTAGTGGTTCTTAGCTTCTTCGATGTTCGATAAAAACACATGAGAAATAAGTAAATCGTTTATAGTGATTACTTTTTCGTTATGGTTAATATCTGAACCAGTTATCTCAGCGCCAGGCGTATGATACTCTGCACCAACTCTACCCATTACTGGGAAAGTTGCTGATTTTCCAGAAGCGATACTTCTTACCATATCTCTTCCTTCAGTCTTACTCGCTCTTTCAAAAGAAGTTAAAACCTCTCCTGCAAAAACTTTCAGAAACAGAGCGTCTTCAGAGCCGGCACTATTTATTCTTCCTATATCGGAAGGACTTGCGTTTGCCATGTTATTTTCTCCTTATGACTGTTTGTTTATAAAAAGCCTTCACTAAGTTTTTTCCTTCGCAAGATTGTCGTTCCTCGGAACGGTCAAGTTAATGTACTATCAACTTTGTGTTAGCAAGTTGCTACCTATAAAGGTAACACAACTATGATTTAGCTGTTTTCGCAGCTCGTCTAAAATTTGCTGCAGTAGGTGCGCCTTTACTTCCAGGCTTTCTCATTTTCTCACCACTACCTGCTTTAATTCTAGCACGTTTTTTGTGAATGTTTGCGTATAGTCCAGTTTTTGCCATTGTTAATATCCTTTACTTGGTTTTGGTTTTGGTTTCGGCTTTGGTTTCGGTTTCGGTTTGTACTTTGCCATTTAATATTTTCTCCAATTCATCTAAGTTATGTTTTGCACAAGTTAGTTTTTGAAATCTTTCATCTA